AGAAGTTATTATCGCTTATCTGACAGAAAATGTTTCTGCCAGATGTTCTGAACTTGCCAATCTTATCGGTATCAGTGATTCCAGAACAAGAGCCATTATAAGTAAAATGATCAACGATAATATTCTTGTCGCAGAAGGCGAGAATCGGAACAGGGTTTATAAATTAAAAGCATAAGTTGATATTTGAATCGGAGGTTTTATGAAACCTGAAGATAAATCGCGGTTTGTTATCGATAGCAAGTTGAAAGGATCCGGTTGGGTGATTCAGGACATGAAGTCTTTGAATCTGACAGCTTCTCTCGGTGTTGCTGTTCGTGAATTTCCAACAGATACCGGTCCGGTGGACTATGCTTTGTTTATAGAGGGGATACCTGTAGGTATAATCGAAGCAAAGAAATCCGATGCCGGTGAGAATATTACTGCTGTTGAAGGGCAGTCTTCTCGTTATGCAAACAGTACCTTCAAAATTATCAATTAAGGTATTTGAAAAAAGAAATACAGGAGATGGGAACAGGTACAACATTTAAAGAAATATCAGCCAAAACGTTTGGTAATATTTCTATAGCTATCCCTTCTCTTGAAGAACAAAAACGCATCGTCGCAAAAATCGAAGAACTTTTCTCCGAACTTGACAACGGTGTTGAAACGCTGAAAAAGACAAAGCAGCAGCTTGCGGTGTATCGTCAGGCGGTGCTGAAAGAGGCGTTTTCATCGTGCAGAAAAACGGTCACGGTTGAGTCTGTATGTCAACATGTAACCGATGGCGACCATATGCCTCCTCCCAAAACAAAAGATGGAATACCATTCATTATGATTTCAAATATTGAAAACCATATTATTGATTGGAACAATACCGCTTTTGTTGGAGAGGCATACTATAACAAGATCGATAATAAACGTCGTCCTGCTAAAGGGGACGTACTATACACCGTAACTGGTTCTTACGGTATACCGGTGCTAATTGATTTTGAAAAGAAATTTTGTTTTCAGCGGCATATTGCTTTGTTGCGCCCGAAAGAAAATGTAAATCAAAAATTTCTCTATTACGCAATGCAAGAAACTGGGGTATACGCACAAGCAACTAAAGGGGCAACTGGAACCGCCCAAAAAACAGTCGGTTTAGCAGTATTGAGAAAAATTCAAATACCATTTTGCGATGATATAGCTACACAAATTGAAATCGTAAATGACATTGAATCAAAGATGTCCTTGTGCGACAGTATAGAAAAAACAGTTGATACCGCATTGCAGCAAACCGAAGCTATGCGGCAGAGCATTTTGAAAAAAGCATTCGAGGGAGGATTATAACATGGAATTCGATAATGAATACAAAAAATGTTATATAGCATTTTTAGATATTTTAGGCTTTAAGGATAAAATTGAAAACAAAACCTGTAAAGAAATTTTGGATATTTTCAATGATATAAAAAATCCATTGAAGAAAGCATATATCAATGAAGATGGTATTTGGAGAGAAATTTTTTCAGTCCAACAAGTAAATTTCAAGTGTATGTCTGATAGTATTTGTATGTATATCGATGCTGCGGAGCCAGACGCTTTACTATGTTTGATTTCTGCATGTAGTATTTTTCAAGCAAAATTATTAAAGAGAGAAGACCCGGTTTTGGTTAGAGGCGCGATCGTACTAGGCGATATTTATGCCAAAGATGATATAACATTTGGAACCGGTATGACAAAAGCATACCAGTTAGAAGAAAACAGTGCGAAATATCCACGAATCATTATGACAAAAGAAACTGTACTTCAAGGCGCTAAAAATGCTTCAACCCCAATATTGATGGAAAGATTGTGGAAGTATGTTGAGTGTGATTTTGATGACTATTACGTTACTTTACCATTAGATACTCTTCTCCTTCTTCACCCGATAGAGGAAGGGAACGATAGATGTGACAAGTTAATGAATCATATCTATGAAGTACTGAACTCCTCAACAAATTCTTCTGTAAGAGAAAAGTACATATACTTAAAAAATAAGTTAGAAAGAATGAGAAATCAAAACAATGTCTGAACAATCCACAACAATAGTCTCCAAAGTCTGGGGGATGTGCAATCCGCTCCGTGACGACGGCGTATCCTACGGAGATTATCTCGAACAGCTTACATACCTCATCTTTCTGAAGATGTCGGATGAATATTCGCGTCCTCCATATAAGAAAAACACGGGCATTCCCGAAGGCTACACCTGGGCGGAGATGAACACCCTCAAAGGTGCGGAGCTTGAAGAAAAATACAAAGCCATTCTGGAAAGACTGGCAAAAGAAAGCGGTATCCTCGGGCAGATTTTCTCTCAGGCAAGCAACAAAATCAGCAATGCGGCGATTCTGTACCGTATTGTGCAGATGATCGACAAGGAAAAATGGGTATCCATGTCCTCTGACGTCAAGGGGGAAATTTACGAAGGCTTACTCCAGAAGAATGCGGAAGATATCAAGAGCGGTGCCGGTCAGTATTTCACACCCCGTCCGCTGATTCGTGCGATGGTAGAATGTCTGCGTCCCGAACCGGGCAAAACAATCGCTGATGAAGCAGTTGCGTGAATGATACGGTAGTCTTTTCTGCCCTCCGTTATGGATTGTCAAAAGCCCTTGTAAATAAAGGTTTTCTCGCACTGAGGGGTGTGCAGAGAACCAGTTTTTATTTTGTGGCAGACCACCAACGGTTCCGGCAGAAGAAAATCGGCAACGTCTTAGAAATGAATTTGCACACCCTTGTAACGATTTATCTATCCCGTAACGAAATGTAGGGGTAATCGTTATGAGGGTGTGCATTTGTCTTTTTTGATAATTATTCGGTATACCGCTTGACTTTTGAGCCTTTTAGAGTGATGTATAGTTACTACGCTCTGAGGAGGTTTTTCAAGTGTTAAAGCGTGAAGTTAATTATAGATTGGCGAAATTCATCCTTGCCAATATGAAAGCAGATGGCATTATCTCTGACGAGGAGATGCAGACGGCTTGGAAACAGATAGCCGAAAAATACAATCCGCCATTCCTGGAACTTGAGGTGATTGATGGCGAAATTGGAGATGGGGTGATTGTCGATGAAAAAAAGAGTTGTAAGACAAATTGATGCCATTCCGAAACCTGCCACTTTTAAGGAGACTACCAAGGCCGTTATGCGCGTGGCTGCTTATGCACGAGTATCTACTGACCATGAGGATCAGCAATCGAGCCTTGAGGCGCAGACTGATTATTATGAAAAGAAAATCACATCACACGCAGGTTGGCAATTTGTGAATGTCTATGTTGACGATGGCATTTCCGGCTTGCGCACCGACCGCCGTGAGGGGTTCAATCGGATGATAGAAGACTGCCTTGCCGGGCATATTGATTTGGTGCTGACAAAATCGATATCGAGGTTTGCTCGTAATACAGTGGACACGGTTACCACTGTCCGCAAACTGAAAGAAAAAGGTATCGGTGTTTTCTTTGAAAAGGAAAATATCTGGTCATTGGATTCTAAGGGCGAATTTCTGTTGACCCTTATGTCCAGCCTTGCCCAGGAGGAGTCTCGCTCCATTTCGGAGAATGTAAGCTGGGGTCAGAGAAAACGATTTGCTGATGGTAAGGTCAGTGTTGCGTATAGTCGTTTCCTCGGTTATGACAAGGGTCCTGAGAAATATACGATGGTGGTAAATGAGGCTCAAGCGGTCATTGTTCGCAGACTGTTTTTCCTGTTCCTCCAGGGTTATACTCCGCACTCGATAGCGCAAATCCTTACTACTGAACAAGCACCATCTCCGGTGGGAATGGATACTTGGAATTCAACAACTGTCAGAAGAATACTCTCCAATGAAAAATACAAGGGTGATGCTCTGCTGCAGAAGGAATTCACCATAGATTTTTTGCAGCGAAAAATGAAGAAAAACGAGGGCGAACTCCCTCAATATTATATTCACGAAGACCACGAGGCGATTGTGTCCCCGTGGCTTTTTGATTATGTGCAGAAAAGGCTGACGGAGCGCGGCGATGTTCCCGGCCGCTATAGTGGCGTGACCGTTTTGAGCAGCAAACTCGAATGCGGCGTATGTGGCTCTATGTACACACCACGGCCGTGGCATTCGACCAGTTATAACAATCTTGTGTGGCAATGCCGCAATCGGACAAAGAAAGGACCGAAATGTCCTACGCTCAATGTTTATGACAGGCTGCTCCATTTCGTTATTCACGATGCTGCGCGAGATGCCGCTTTCAAGAGAGGAGTTACGCAGACCGTTGCGGATATCGTGATTGCGATTGTCGGCAAAGAAAGAGCGGATGATGTGCGGCAATGGGTACGCGCCTTCCAAAAGAAAAACGCCTGGAGGATGCTCTCCGATGAGGACGATCTGGCGTTGGTTCTCCGGCGCATTACGGTAATGCCCGACAGGAAACTCAGGATGCTGTGGCTGGACGGGAAACAGACCAAATGCCTCCTGCCAAAATACTATCCAACGAAAGGGATTGAAGATTATGATGACAAATAACGAAAAAGAGATGATCCGGGAACTGCGGATGCAGGGATTGGGCTACGGCAAAGTAGCCGAGCGGATGGGGATGAATTTGGAGACGGTCAAGTCGTTCTGCCGCCGCCACGGTCTGCGCGGCGAAGGTAAAACGCTGGCCGGACTTCCTGACGCAAAATTCAAGTATGTGTATTGCAAGAACTGCGGTACGGAAATCAAACAGGAGCCGAAACGCAAGAAGAAGTTGTTCTGCTGCGATGCTTGTCGTAATCACTGGTGGAAGGAACATCCGTATATGATCGACCGAAAAGCCTACTACGATTTTACCTGTCCGAACTGCGGTAAAGAGTTCAGAACCTACGGAAACAGCAAGCGGAAGTATTGCTGCCACGAATGTTACATCGCACATCGCTTTGGATAAAGGCTTGAGACAATAATTCAGAGTACCAAAAGTTCATGCCTTGGCACTCTGAATGGCACTCTGTAAGTGTTTCTTGTTCCATTTATAGTTCCATTTCTTGTTCCATTTCTTGTTCCATAGGTGGAACTGAAAAGGACTTCCAGCGTTTGTGCCGGAAGTCCCTTTGAATCTACTATGCCTGATTTTGGGTGAAGTGAAGTTCTTTTATTCGCAAAGAGAATAGATTTTCGGCATACCGCCAGAATCTATCACCTTTCCTATTTCAATCAGCCCAAAAACAATCAATGCTCTAACATAAATGTAAGGGGTGTCTGTATCAGGATATAAGACCTTTACATACGGTGCAAGGTCATCAAACGAACCGACACTGTAATTGCTACCATTGCTGTCGGAGACAGCGTATGTGGAGGGGTCGAATTTTCCATAGAAGTTCTTCACGGCATACGCAAAGGCGAACTTGGCGGCAGATGTTCCGTGGTCGAATTTTCCAGTTGCAACCAGTTTGTCAGCTACATCGTTAGCGGCTTTTGATAAGCGGAAATTTGTTATATCGTTCATATCTGTCACCTCCGATTATTGCAGTTCTATTGCTGTATGGAAAGAACCATACTTTCTCAAACGATACTCTTTTTTGAGGGTGCTTCCTAAAACCTGTCTTGCGGTCTGCCCATCAATCTCATCAGTATATGCCAAGAGAATAATCTGATCGGACATCAATGGCAAAGCCTTTGTTATGTTTTTCTTGTGGGTTGGGTCGAGACGTCCAAAAGGAGAGTCCATTATAATGGGACCACTTAAGGGCGCATTTTTGTGTAAAGCACCTATCAGCGATAGAGCCACAATATGTTCAAAGCCAGCGGAACGGAACGGTATTATTTCGCCAGAACGGTGCTGGATGGAGAGACCGTAGTTATCGTTAATCTTCAGTGCGGTATAGTCAGGATCGCTGCTAATGTTGCAGAAAAGCTCCGTAGCATCTCGTTCAACTTCTGTTTTCAGTTTGTCACGATAAGCGGCAATACCATCGTTGAACAACTGATGGAGTGCTGCACAGATTTCAACTTTTTTCACGGCGAGATTCAAATCTGCATCAGATGTGCCAGCTTTCCGAACTTTTTCTTCAAGGCTTGCCAAGGCGATGTCTGCCTCTTTTATTTTATCCTTAGTTGCCTGGATGCCCTCTTTGAGATTTTCAATCTTCGAGTAGCACTTAGCCAAACTCTGTGCATTCTCTTTTGCAGCAGCGGTAAGGTCACTTACATTTCCATAGCGGCTAATCTCGTCTCGCAAATCTTTGAGTTGACCTTTTGCATCGTCAATCTGTACTAAGAGATCGGCCAACTGATCTTCGTAAACTTTCAGAACTTGGGCATCTGTAGCACTCTGCATACTCTCAAGAGATGCCTGCCGAATTTGAAGAACTTTCATGCGTTCGGTTTCTTCGGGAGACAGTCCGCCAAATTCTCCCGGTTCTTCTTCAAGTCGTTTTTTCAGTGCAGATACATGAGCCTCATCTACATCCTGGTCACAGCATTCACAATGATGCGTTTCTACGATGCGCTGAATGTAACTTATCAGTCGTGCAGCCGACTCATGTGTACTGTGCTTTTGCTGAAGCACGGATAATTCAGATTTCACCTGAGATAGTATTTCAGAGGTTTGCTTTCCAATCACATATCTCCAGACATCTTTTGTCGCAACAACAATTGACTGCAAAAGACCATCGCGCGTGGCTTCTTTGGCGGCAATATTGCTCTCCAAATGTTCCATGCTCTGGATCAATGCTCTTAGATGCTCATTCTGTTTTCCTTCGTCCTCAAGTTTTGCCCTGAGATTTTGTGCCTCCTCGTATGCTGCTTGAAGTCGCGTCAGTTCTTTGGTTTGCTCGTCCTTCTTGGCCGTTTCCGATTCAATCTGTGCAGCATATTTTTCTGTCTGCTTATTCGCTTGAGCTGCTTTCGTCTGTTCTTTCCGGTATTCTCCAAGTACAAACGAAGTGTCGTTTGCAGCATTTGTCAGAATAGGAACGCCTAAAATCGACTCGATGGATTTCTTAATTTTCTCACCGACAGAGGTTTCGTCCTTTACCAGTTCTTCGTATTCCTGTAGCAATTCACCGTCAAACAGGAAGAACCGGGAAACTTCCTCCGGCATTATCATTGCAAGTTCATGCTCCTTGTTGGGCGGGAAATGTCCATCGACCTTCAGAAAAACATCCTGAACATAGTCATCGTTCTTGGACGGAACCGTTACACCGGCACGAACGCTATATTGACGGGTGAGTTCATATTTCTTTCCATCGTGGAGCATTCTCAATACAACCTTAAAGTCGTATTTGCCCGCTTTCATTCCTTCGCGGTTTACAAGTTTTAGAATGTCATCTACCGTTTCATGGCGGTATTGGAATCTTCCGAACAAGGCATAACGGAAGAGATTCAAGAGCGTGGTTTTACCATGCCCATTGTCTCCCCAAATAAGGGTAACGCCATCACCGTCACCGAAGTCGATTGTCTGCTCACCTTCGTAAGGACCAAAATTATTGATGGTCATACTTGTAAATTTCAACATAACGAACAGCCCTCCTTATCAAACGGTTACCGTTTTCAGAAAATCGTCTATAACTTTCTGAGTATCATGCCTTGCCTTTGTCCTGTCATCCTGAGATGAAAATTCAGCATTTACGATCTCTTGAATCAGCGATGCAGGTATTTCGGGGTGCTGCTCGGCTCTGATCTTTTCCAATACGGAAATCAGTTCATTGATTTCGATGTTAGTCATTGTCATCCTCCTCCTCTATTCCGGTGTTTTGTAAGCTGTTATAGTCGATTTGGTAATCAACGGCTATGTTTTTCAAATCAGTAACGCAGGCGGGATTTTCTGCGCCTAAACCAAACTCGATAGCTCTTGATAATTCGCCGATAATGATTGACATAGACTTTGGCGTTTCTTCAGTCTCGACTACTGGAACAGTAATCGCATCATAAAGATGGGCGAAGAGCTTACCGGGTGAGTTTCTCAGAATTCTGCCTCTACGCTGAATGAATTCTCTTGGATTCTGTGAAGATGCAAGGATAAGAGCGTGTGTGGTAGAAGGGATATCTACACCTTCATCCAAGCATTTAATAGAGACCAGGACACCACCGTTCTTTGAAAAATAGCGTAGTGTCTCATCTCGATCACCTTCCATATCTGCATAGTATTCAAATGCATCAAAGCCAGCATCAATCGCTCCGTTTAATACTTTCTTCAACTGCGTAATATTATCGCAATAGATAATCCAGCTTTGGCCTCCCACATATTCTCTAAGCAAGAGATTAATAGCCAGCGGAACCTTACCGGAAGCGTTTTTAACAATACGCGCTCTGTTTATCAATAATTGCTTCAAGCGCGTATTGGAAGTAATGCTTGTATCCGCATTTCCGTTGGATTTCATACGAGCCATAAGCTGGCTTATCTGTTTTGTTACATCATTCCATTCTTCCTGTTCCTTTTGAGTAAGAGTAATGGTCAGCGGATTATAAAAATACTTTGTTAAAACGCTGCTTTTTATTGCGTCATCCAATGTATAAGGAGGGGGTACAAGACCGCCAAAATAATCGAAGAGTGCCGCTGTTCCTTCGGGGTCTCCATATCTGCGCGGCGTGGCAGATAAGCCCAATCTTGCGCCTGCATCTATATTCAAGGCATTACGTCTCCGGGGACTTCCCAATCTATGCACTTCGTCAGCCACGACAAAAAGATGCTTGCCTTGCAATACATTTTTTACAAAATCTTCTGAACAGGCTGTATCCATAGTCGCAAGAATAATGCGATGGGTTGAACCGCCATCACTTGTCCAAGACGATAAGGTGCCAGGTTTTTTCCATTCGTTATTGTTATCTCCGCAAAGCAGATAGTATATTTTATCTTCGAGCAAGGTTTCTCTTAATTCTCGATCCCATTGTTTTAGAAGATCTCTTGATGGAACTAAAACCAGTATGACTTCATTTCTCTTAAAAGCGTCATGGATTGCACACATAGCAGTGAAAGTTTTTCCGCTGCCCGTGGCGTGTTCAAAAATGCCTCGGCGATTATTCTTTACCCACTTTTCAAGTGCATTTACCTGGTGAGGACGGGGAGTCCTGCTACCGATATGATTACTCGGTTTCCACTTTTTTGCCTTGCTTTCTTCAACATGGATTTCGTCCAGTAGCTCGTGCCATTTAACTCCCTCGGATTTCGTCCGTAGTATTTCTTTAGAGGCATTCGGGAATTGATAAACAATGATTCCGGGAACGGATTCTGACCATAGCTTTTCAAAAAAAGCCGATGCGTCATCAACTCGTTCCGCGTCGCGGCTATCGAGCCAATTCGGAAATACATCGATGGACTCCATGTTTCCATCAGAAGATAGTCCTTTGTATGTTTCGTTCATTGAACCGCGGAAACCTACTCTGTTTCCATCGGAATCCGTGAAAATACCAACCTTGTCGTGAAACAGTCTCCTTGCGTTCGGTGATTCATTGCCAGTTGGAACGGCTATTTTCACATCGATGATGCCTTTTGAAATCATATATGCCAGCAGTTTTGCTGGAGCGGTTAAAAACGGGTCATCAAACAAAGCCTGCACTTCTTTTGCAAGCGACTCTGCAAGCAGTTCATCATTCTTAGCAGAATAGCCATTGGCTAATGCAGAGGCATCTTCATCGGATACATACGGTGAGCATATCAACCGCATTTTGCCGTTGCTTTCAATAAACTCTCGTAAAGCGTCCCAGGCAATAATGTAGATTGTGCTTCCAAAATACCCGGAGATTCTGTCGTAATGGTTTGAGTTCCTCATGCAAGGAAGATAAAACATCTCGGCTATATCATGCTCGGCTTTATTATATGAAGTTAAATATACCTGTTCCTTAAGTCCCATAATCAGCCTCCAAGCAACTCTTCGTGCATTATATCCATACGGCGAATTATTGCATCATACAGGTATTGCGGTCGGGCACAGACGATTCTTTCATTGTTATTTCTGACCGTTTCAGACACCTTCGTACAAAGGGATTCAACAATTACATCTGCTTTAACTTGCATATTTCCGCTATATGCAAAATCGCTGTGCTTATCTGCGTCCCAAAAAGCAAACGAAACATCGTCTCCGTCTCTTACCAATGCGCCTATGATGGGCAGCCGTCCATCGGAGTAATCAAGTTGTCCACGTTCCCCGCGTTGCTGACCGGGGAGGATTACTTGTATTTTATATTCATCTAACGCACGACCACCAGGCGGATTTGTGCAGTTCCAGAGATATACACGCAAGCGTAAATTTCGGGGCTGTAAATCCACAAGAAGAGGAGAAGAGGATGTATCGCTGTGCCAAACGACATGATCCCCAAGTCCTTCAACAAAAATGGTATTCAATGCTTGTTTACTAAGTCTCTTGCCCTTTGCCATCATCATTTCCTCCAGCAATAGAGCGAAGTCGAGAGTTCGCCTGCGCTACATATTCTTCCACAACATCAAATCCTGCAAAACGGCGTCCGAGAGAAAGTGCTGCATATCCCGTGGTACCGCTTCCCATCCAAGGATCAACGACCAGGTCGTTTTCCTCTGTTGTGGCTTTGATGTATTTCTCCGGCAGATATAATGGCTGTGTTGCAGGGTGGTCATCTATACGAGCCGAGACTCCGCCGCTAATAATGTTTTTTGGTAATGCTCCCAGAGGATTTGGAGCAATTCTTTTGTTTTTACGGACATAGGTATTTCCGTTTGATCGCGGCTTATATTCATATGACTCGTATGTCTGAACACTATGCGATTCATATGGCCTGCGAATTGCATCAAGGTTTATGCTCCATTTTGGAGATTTTGAGAACCACAGGTTCTGTTCATAAGCATCCTGACAAGCTACACGCAGTCCCGTTGGCGCAGGATTTTCCTTTATCCAAATTTCTATGTCAACACAATGAAGTCCCCATGTCTCTTCCATTTCTATTGCGAGTTTTTCTATTACCAAGGATCGCTTTGATGCCACTTTAGCTGTGGATTTTTCCCTGTTTGCTTTGACATTGATCACGATGAAGCCATCGTCACGGAGTTTACGGCAAGCAGCGTCAAGAAACGGTGTCATTTTTTCAATATACTCAGACGAACGCCATACTCCATATTCGCGTTCAGCATTTGGATATGGAGGAGAACCATAAACGAGTTTTATTGACTTGTCTGGCAATAGAAGCATTCCTTCAGCGCCATCGATTTGTCGGACGCTGTATTTGTTTTTATTAATCTCCTGTAGCATCATTCTCGTCCTCTTCACATAAGTTTTTTTCATACTCCAATCGTAGAGCCGCAAGCCTGCAATAGTCTGAGTTGGCATCAATTCCAATCCAAACACGGTTGAGCCTCTGCGCTACAGCAGCCGTAGTGCCGGAACCCGAAAAAGGATCAAGAACAACATCTCCCTCGGCACTTCCGGATAAAATAAAGAATTCTGCGAGCTTTTCAGGGAACCTTGCGGGATGACCGATTCCGTGTTCCTTACAAAGTTTCATGAAATAGTCATTGCTGCTTGTATTTGCTATTTCAATAACAGTTCCCGGATCGGAGCCGCCATTGTCCGTCCAAGTTTTCTCACAATCAAAATTATGCGTACTTGGACGGGTATTTTGATTTCTGTCCCCTTTGCCCTTTCCCTGGAGATACTTCTGCATATCCTTGCTGTAAGGCTTCCTTATAGGGTCCATATTGAATTCCCAAGAATCGCCTTTTGCCAACCAAAAGCAATACTCGTGTGATTTTTTCGTTCTCCCATAACCACCTCTTGAGTAAACATTGGGGGGAGTTGCCGGATTGTACCAAATATAGTCTCGGACAAGATGAAATCCAACATCCTTACACAGCTTCAGCAAAAGCTCAAAAACGTACAAATGCTGATAGTTGTCCACAACTTTATCGCTGATATTCAAAATGAAGCTGCCGTCTTCCTTGAGAACACGGTAGATTTCTTTTGCTTTTGGAATGAACCAGTCGACATATTCGTCTGGGGGAATCGTTCCGTCAACATCACCATAATCTCGCTTATCTGCATACGGAGGTGAGGTGAGAACAAGGTCTATGCTTGAGTCCGGCATGGTCTTTAGAATAGCCTCGCAGTCACCACATATAAATTTTCCTCGAAACGTGTTTAGAGTTCTTTTCTTTGCCATTATTGATTACACCTTTTCATCTTCTTCGTTATCAGATTGATCTTCGCCAGCAAACGAAATTTCCATTATGTCTGAAATATCACATTTTAGAGCATCGCATATTCGGAGAAGGACATCAGTTGTTAGGTTCTCGTTTTTTGATAACTTCGCCATTGATGCCGTACTAATGCCTGTAGCTTCTCGAAGGTCTTTCTTCTTCATATCTTTATCAATTAGGAGTTTCCATAGTTTTTTATAACTAACAGTAGACATTCCATGCTCCTTTCACTTTGCAGATACATAATTCAAAAATCCTATCGTGAAATTTTGCTTTGCGTTCGCATATTATTATAACGGATTTTGAAACATATGTCAATGCCCTTGGGGAAGCCTGCCTGTTTCGTTCATAAAAATTTTACACCTCTGGAGTTTGCGATTCTCTTGACTTTGACAGAAAAAGACCGTATAATAATGTTAGCTGTGTGGCTTACGGCTTACAGACTAATTAACAGGAGGTGTCACAATGGATAATGGCGAGAGAACATTCGGTGAGTTGCTTACATATCTGAGAGAGCAAAAAGATGTAACGCTGAGAGAGCTTGCCAGGGGGATTGGCGTTTCAGCACCATTCCTAAGCGATGTTGAGAAAGGAAGACGGTCTGCATTAACGGCTGAACGCATTGAAAAAGTGGTGGCGGTGCTTCATCTTGACGAAGACGAAAAAACCGCACTTTACAATGCGGCCGGAAAGCAGAAAAAATCCATACCGCCGGATTTGCCAGAGTATATCATGGAGCATGAATATGTCAGTGCAGCACTTCGTACAGCTCGTGACCTTGATGCGGGCGAAGAAGAGTGGCAACGGTTCATTGACGATTTAAGGAGGCGAAAGGGATAAGTATGTTCAAACCAGAATTGAAATACTCCCGCAGCGGTATGCCGGTTATTTCTAACGAGGATATTGATACTTTGGGCGAACGTATGGCTGTTGACTTTGATCATACATCCCTGTTTAATCCCCATCCAATAGACATAGAGAGATTCGTTGAAAAGTATCTTAAAATGCCTATTGAGTTCATGTACCTGTCACACTGCGGAGTATATCTCGGCACGACCGTCTTTCAGACAACGGATTATCTGCCTGTTTACATACCGGAAGATAAATGCGCAGATTACGCTCATGTCGAAGCAGGAACCGTAGTCATAGATGGGAGTCTTGATAACGAAGATCAAGAACATCGTCTTCGCTTTACCCTTGGACATGAAGGAGGACATGGGGTATTTCATCCCTCGTACTTTCTTAACACAATCGGTTCAAGTGAAAGAGATGACACAGGGATTTATGTGCGCTGCCGTTCGGATTTTAAGGTGTCTGGAAGGGATTTTAGCGGTTTTCGCTCTTTGACGGATGCTGAACGAGCTGAGCAACAGGCTAACAGATTTTCTGCCGCTGTGCTAATGCCCAGGAGTGCAGTAAAAATTCTTCTTGCAGGAAGACCGTATAACCGTACAGAGGGATGGATTATCTCTGCGATGGAGCAAATCAGCGATACATTTAATGTTTCTAAGGAAGCCGCCTTCTATCGTTTGAAGGGGCTTGAAATGATTGAAGAACACGCAAAAATGCCGTTCTAAAAGTATATGGCGGTGTACCGCTATATATTTTTTACCCATAGTGTTAGCTGTAAAGCTAACGGTTATAAAGAAAGGAGCGTAAATGGAGAGAAAGTCAAAACCACTTAAATGTCCACGTTGTGGTAAGCGGGCTTGTGACATTTCGGAAATCCCAAAGGAAAAGATTTTCATCGAAATGAAATGCCCTCAATGCCACAACATAGTAAGGATATGGTGCAACAAGGACTCCTTGAAAACAGCAGCATCATATAACTAATAATTTCATACCGAGCAACGGAGTCGATTGCGAACTACCAAATGGCCGGATGATTTTGAAACGTAAGGTTTCATAGTCATCTGGCCATTTTACGTTTCAAAATCGGCTCTCTGTATTTGTTCCCGACTCCTCTCGGTTACGCCGCAGGCGAGAAAGGAACAAATATGTCAAAGAACAACGATTCAAAGAAACGCAAGAGCGGGTTCAATCCCAACCGTACCTGTTATCTGACGGCGGACGGCAAGTATTACTGCTACGAACGCTGGGACGATGACGCAAAGTGCGTGGTAACGCAGAGGCTTGAGGTCGGCAAAGACCTGTCGCTCGAACTGACCATCATGCTCGATGAGTCCGACCACGACATGGATTTGCAGGACCGCTACGAGAGCGAACTGCGCGATCCCCTGTTTGACGCGAAGGTGAACAGCTACAAGGCCGATCCCGACAACGAGGATGCTGTCGATCCCTGGGACATGATCGCCGACAAGGGCGGCAGCCCGGAAGACGCCATGTTCGCAGAGCCGGAGCCTGAAAATCCCCAGGCGGTGGAAGCGCGCCGCATCATTGACGAGGAATGCACGGAGTCGCAGCAGGACTTCTTCTTTGAGCATTTCGGCAAAGGCACTCCGCTTGAGGAGATGCGCCAGGCTGAAGCCGAGCAGACGGGCAAGCTGCCGTCCTCCGCGGCGATGACCAACCGCAAGAACAAGATCATCGACAAGGTCGCTAAGTCTTTCGGGGTCGAGCGTGTGAAACGCCACAAGTACCCGAAAAAGGACTGAGCCGTGAGCGGCGGCGCATACGGCGGTCGGAGTCCTCCCCGACCGCACCTCTTCGGAGGGTTGAATTTTTCGGTAGTGAGTGAGGAAGGAAATACATCCATCCTCCGCAGCAATGCAGATCAGGAACAGGAGGACGAACCTATGAAGCTAAAACACAAAATCAAAATCAATATCGCTGACAGGAACGGACATAAGCAGGAAGTCCTGCAGAGCGAACACAGGAGCATTCCGAAAAGGCTGCTCACCTTTCTCTTCGGAGAATTCTGCGAGGTTCTCGTGCTGACTCCGGGTGAATCCGTACAGGGTATCGAGATCAAGGAGATGCGAGGTGACGGCAATGAATAATATTGAACTTTTAATGCCCATCAAGGCTACCCCATATGACCACCAGAAGAAGGCTTTTGCATTTGCCTGCGATAAGTTCGGTGTGTTCACGGGACAAGTAAAGAGCCGTGGCACCGCCCTTTTAATGGAAATGGGCTGCGGCAAAACAATCGTAAGTATCGCCGTTGCCGGATGTATGTACCAATACGGAAAGGTCAACCGTGTGCTGGTGGTCGCGCCGCTTTCCATCCTCGGCGTATGGGAGGAGGAATTTGAGAAGTTCGCCGATTTCCCATATTCCATGACAATCCTCAAGGGTACGGCGGCGAAGAAGAAGGAGCAGCTTGCAAAGCTGCCGGACGGCGGTCTGCAGGTCGTGGTCGTAAATTACGAATCGGCGTGGCGGCTCGAAAAGGAACTGCTGGCTTACAACGCCGACCTGGTGATCGCGGACGAGGCGCACAAGCTGAAGGAGAACCGCACCTCCCAGAGCAAGGGGATGCACCACATCGGAGATAAGGCGAGATACAAACTGCTGCTCACGGGTACGGTCATCACGAACCGCGAACTGGACGTGTTCTCGCAGTACCGATTTCTTAATCCGCAGATATTCGGCACATCGTTTTACGCCTTCCGCAACCAATATTTTGATATGGGCGGCTACGGCAACCACACGCCGATCTTCCGTAAATGGATGACGGATGATTTTTTGAAACGGCTCCATTCCGTGGCGTACCGCGTGACGAAGGCGGAGTGCCTCGACCTTCCGGCGATCACCGAGGAAGTCCGCACCGTGGACTTGGAAAAGGACGCCATAAAACTGTACGACAGCATCGAGGACGAGAGCTACGCTGAACTGGACGAGTCGGAGGTGACCACGGCGAACATCCTCACAAGGCTTCTGCGCCTGTCGCAGATCACGGGCGGACACCTTACCGATGACGATGGCGTGGTCAATACCGTGAGCTGCGCCAAGCTGGACGCTCTTTCCGACATCATCGATTCCGCTATGGCAGAGGATAAGAAGCTCGTCATCATGGCTCGTTTCGTGCCGGAACTGGACGATATCCAGGAGCTTCTTGAAAAGAAAAAGATCGGTTACGCCGTTGTGCGCGGTGGCGTGAAAGACCGCGACAACGAAATCCATCGCTTCCAGTATGACGATAGGTGCCGCGTGTTCGTGGGGCAGATCGCGGCGGCGGGTCTGGGCATCACGCTCACGGCGGCAAGCACGATGGTCTTTTATTCCCTCGATTACAGTATGAGCAATTTCGAGCAGGCGAAGGCGCGCATCCACAGGGCGGGTCAGAAAGAGAACTGCCACTACATCTACCTCGTGTGCAGAGGCACTGTCGACCGAAAGGTTCTTCAGTCCCTTCGTAATAAACAGAACCTCGCAAAAATGCTCGTTGACGATTACCGCAAGGGTAAAAACCCCTTCAAAAGCTGACCTCGGCAGAGGGGGTTGAATTTTTCGGTAGTAAGTGAAAGGAGGTAATCACCGATGAGCAATACACAAATCTTCGAAATGGCTGACAGGCTCAAGGCTCTGAAGGAGCAGAAGAAAGACCTGGAAGCACAGGCTGAGGCCGTGGGCGCAGAAATCAATGCACTGGATGCACAGCTTTCTGACGCAATGGCTGAAGCTGACCTGGATAGGTTCTCACGCAACGGCAGCACGTTTTATCTGAAGAGCAGACTCTTCGCATCCCCGGCGGCAGGTCGCAAGGATGAAATGATGGCAGCTCTCAAGGCAAACGGGTATGCAAGCCTGGTCGTGGAATCGGTCAACGCCAACACGCTCGCTTCCTTTATTAAAGAACAGCGTGAAATCAACGGCACTGACGTCCCGGAATGGCTCGGAGATACCGTGACCACATTTGAAAAAGTGTCGGTCGGTATCCGAAAGTCCTAAGACCGCTGAACAACGCAGCACTGCAACAAGAAAAATCTACATTTCATTATTTATAGGAGGATCTGAATTATGTCAGACAAGAAGAACATTGAACTCGCAGTGACCGAAGGTTTCGCTGCACTTGCTAACAGAGACGCATTGAACGAGGCAATGGCAGAAGATTGCCAGGGGTTGGAGTTTTCCTTTGACCGCGTAAAACTCCCTGCAGGTGGAGGCACTGCCTTTGAGATTCCGTCCGCCGACAGTGATGACTGCGAAATGAGCAAAGACCTCACGGGTGTCATCGTGTATAACCATCCCGCATTCGCCTACTACCGCGATAAGTACAATGGCGGAAGTAATCCGCCCGACTGTGGTTCCTTTGATGGTGTGACCGGCATCGGCAATCCCGGTGGTAACTGTGCGACCTGTCCTTATAACCGCTTTGGCTCCGGTGAAGGACAGAGCAAACTGTGTAAGAACAAGCGTATGCTTTACATTCTCCGCGAGGGTGAACTTTTCCCGATTACGCTTTCTCTCCCTACGGGTTCTCTCAAGTCCTTCACTAATTATGTGAAGAGCCAGTTGACCCGTGGTCGCAAGCTGAACCAGGTAGTCACCAAGATTACCCTCAAGAAAGCATCCAACGCATCCGGCATTGCATTCTCTCAGGCGGTATTCACTTTTGAGCGTATGCTCACCGCTGACGAACGCGCCGGCATCGCAGGTGTCACCGAAACGGTCAAGGCTTATGCTGCGAACCTCACTCCCGCGTCTTATGTGGATGATGAGATTCCAGTTGACCCTGAAACCGGCGAAGTTATCGAGCCTTTGAAGTAACCAACAACAAGCCCGGAGGGGTTCGCTCCTCCGGGTATATTCCCATAGGAGTGATTGCACATGATTACAGATTATAAATGTGTGACCACGGTGGACGGTGTGCGAGATTATATCGGCGGCAGTTCCATTGTTGCATTTGACTTTGAAACTGCTCCCGATGTTCCGTACCGCGAAAAGGACAAGGCAGCCCTCGACCCTGCAAAGGCTCACATTGTCGGCTGTTCCTTTTCCATAGCAGAAGGTAGCGGCATTTATGTGCCGATAGTCCACCGCATTGGTACGAATATTGACAGGGATGCCTTTTTCGATTTTCTCACGGCATTCCTTACAAATAAGAACATTATCAAGATTGCCCACAATATCGCATTTGAGTCAGCTATGGCTTATGCGAGTGGCATCGTTATTCAGGCTCCCGTGTATGACACGATTTGTGCCTCGCAGATGAGCCTTAAAAATATATATGAATTCCGCAAGCTAAACGAAAGCGGTCTGAAAAGACTGGCAGAGGAACTGTATGGTGAGCCGTTGCCTTCGTTCTCAAGTGTGACGGATGGAAAGCACTTTGATGAATTGGATGGCAACGATGCAGAAACTGTGCGTTATGGTGCCGCCGACTCCGATTTCGCTTTCCGTCTTTATAACAAGTTCAATTCCTGGTTCGACCGATTTCTCCCAAAACACCGCTACATCGTGGAGAATATCGAAAGTCCTACAGCAGTGTACCTTGGCATTATGAAATGCAATGGCATCCCTGTGAACCTTCCGCTGATGCAGCAACGCAAGGCAGAGGCTGAAGCTGAGATGGAGCGTATCCGCAAGGAAATCGAATTCATCATCGGAGATGTCAGCATTGGTGCAAACTGCTCCACCCAGGCTTTCAAGAATTATCTTTATAAGGATTTGGGGCTGCCTATCCTCAAGACCACGGAAACAAACCGCGAGGCGGCGGATGATATGACCATGACCCTTTTGAAAGAGTGGTGCGATGCCAACCGCCCGGAACTCTCGCCTCTGTTCACGTTGGTGCAGGAATACCGCAAGTGGGGCAAAATCAAGTCCACCTATATTGACGGGTATCTGAAATATCTGAACTCGGTAACAGGATGCTTGCACCCGGACCTCTTTGCATTATCTACGGATACGGGGCGTATGAACTGCCGTAACCCCAATGCACAGAATATGCCTCGTAAGACCAATGACCCCATCGGTGTCCGTAATTTCATCAAGGCACCGGATGGCTGTCTGATTCTGTCCCTGGATTTTTCGCAGATAGAATTACGTGTTGGCGCATTTTATTGCAGGGATGAAGTGATGATGGATACATACCGCAGAAACGGAGATATCCACGCAGCCACGACCTCGGTTATTTTCGGTGTGTCCTATGAAGAGGCGCAGGACAAGCATTCGGAAAATTACAAAGAAAACAGAACCATCGCCAAGAACGTCAACTTCGGCACTTTCTATGGTCTGTTCCCGCGCGGTCTTCAGAAAACACTGAAATTCAAGGCGGGAGTTGAAAAATCCGTTAGTGAGTGCGAGGAAATTATCCGCAATCTGAAATCCGGCTATGTCGGTCTGACTACCTGGCAGGAAGAAACCAAGGCGGATGCCGCCAGAAGAATGTACTCCGAAACCTGGCTTGGTCGACGCAGATATCTTCCCGGCATTACTTCGGATGATTGGGGCAAGAAGTCCTTTGCGGAACGTTGCTCTCTCAATACTCCGATACAGGGTACGGCTGCGGATATTCTGAAACTTGCTATCGTGCGTATCCTTGCGGGATTGCCGGAGCGCGAATGGCTCAAGCCTATCCTTCAGATCCACGATGAACTTACATTCATTATTCCGAAGGATAAACTCAACGAGGCTGTGGCTTTTATCCGTGAGTGCATGGAAGAACAGCCTTTCCCGGAATTTGACCTGCCGCTGATTGCGGAGGCATCTGCCGGACTGACCTTTGGAACGATGGAAGAATTGGAGGACTGATTATGTACAGAAACAGCGAAGGCTATGCCGACCCAACGGCTGGGGCAGCCATGAGCCAAATAATGAAAGAATACAAAGAAAAACAGAAAATGCGCTATGCGGATAAGAACCGCCGCAAGGTTTACGTTGCCTCCAAGTATGCCGGGGATGTTGCCGTGAACACAAAGAATGCGGTGGCATATTGCAGACAGGTCATTGCCGAGGGATTTATGCCCGTGGCAAGCCATCTGCTGTATCCGCAGATGCTGAATGATAACAATCCCGCTGAGCGTGAGTTGGGACTTTTGTTTGGTTTGGCACTCCTTCGTATGTGCGATGAGGTATGGGTCTTCGGACCCGTATCCTCCGGCATGGCACAGGAAATCGAGGAGGCAAAAAGACTGAAGAAAAAAGTGGTGTATAAGGAGGTGCGCGAATGAGTGTAACAGTGACCGATGTTCTCGGAGGCTTGTTCAATCCTACAGATACCGTCTGTTTCCGTGTCTTTGATGATAAGAAAGACGGCATTTTCAAGGGGGCGAAATTGTCCTGTGAGTGCGGTAAATATAAGAGTGTGGAAGAAACGCTGAAGAACCATAATGCTATGAATCGCGGTGTATTCTTCGTGGTCAATTACGGCGGTCACGATGATGAGTCCATCACAAGAATTAACGCACAGTTCGTGGAGATGGACAACGCCAGCTTTGAAGAACAGCAGAAAAAGGTGGATGCTTTTCCGTTCCCACCTTCTATGATTATGAAAACACAGAAATCCCTGCACGTGTACTGGTTTATGGACAGCACCGCAAAGGTGGAGCGTTTCCGTAAGATTCAGACCCAGCTTGTAAAGCACTTTGAGGGTGATCCTATGTGTGTTAACGAGTCCAGAGTCATGCGTTTGCCCGGCTTCAATCACTGCAAGAAGGATACTCCCGTGGAGGTTACCTGTATCAGCTTTCATCCAGAACGCAAGTACACGCAGGATCAGCTGTCGGATGTCCTGCCGGAGGTTGACCTTCAGCCTGTGGAGAAAAAGCACGGCACGGAAAAAGGTCTGGACACTGTTATGCGCTCCTGTGATTTTATGAAACATTGCCGTGAGAACGCAGCTACCCTGTCCGAGCATGACTGGTATGCAATGATTACGAACCTTGCACCTTTTGAGGGCGGCACAAAGCTGATTCACGAATTGTCTGCTCCGTATCCCGGATACAGCGAGAGTAACACGCAGAAGAAAATCAATCACTTCCTGGAGAGCGGGACCAAGCCTATCACCTGTCAGACCATCTGCGGTAAAGGGTTCAAGTGTCCGAAGTTCGCTGCCGGAGAGTGTGGCGTCAAAGCACCTGCTGCTCTGTGTTATCAGCCTTTGAGCGTGGATGCACTTCTCGATATTCTCGGTGACCTTCCTGTTACGGGCGAGGCTATCAAGGATTTGCAGACGGCCAAGCAGTTCGTTACGGACTATCTGTATAACCAGGATGTTGTGACGGCGGATATCGTTATCAATTCCGAAGTCCGTGAACACTTCGGTCTGAAGGCATCCTTCCTTAAATCTCTGAATGCCGTATTCAAGGATGTAAGCAAGGCATATCAGGCGAGCAAGAGTGCCAAAAGAGCGAAGGCGGGTATGTCCATCCCGGACTGGTATGAGCCGAACGAAAAAGGACTGCGTTTTCTGCCCGGTGTCCTGGCGAAGGATTTATCGGAAAATCAACAGGTGTTCTTTGCCGCCGAGCAGCACTTCAATTATCGCGGTGGTGTTTATACCGAAATGTCTGAGATGGAGGCGCAGCGCCTGGTGCAGGATAAGATGCTGGTGCGTGAGACTAAGATGTCCCAGATCATCGATGCCGAAAAGCAGTGGAGATTGCTCATACAGCGAGATATCCGTGAACTGAACGCAAACCCCTACATCATCAATGTGCGCAACGGTCTGTATAATGTCCTCGAAGATACTCTGACTCCGCATGACCCGTCCTATTATTCTACGGTGCAGTTGAATGTGACCTACGATAAAAAGGCGGACTGTCCGCTGTTTAAGCAGTTTTTGGCAGAGTCGATGGGTGGTGATATGGAGCAGGTCGCGCTGATTCAGGAGATGCTCGGCTATTTCCTTATTCCCGTGAACTCCGCACAGAAGTGTTTTGTTATCGTAGGCGCGGCAGGAGCGGGCAAATCCGTACTTCTCCGTGTGCTGAACGATGTGCTTCTGGGCAAGCAGAACGTGTCCAATGTATCCTGGCAGGCTTTGAACGAGCGTTTCAAGACCGCAGAGCTTTTTGGTAAGCTGGCGAATATCTTTGCTGACCTGCCTACGAAGAATATTGATGATAATGGTATCTTCAAGGCTCTTGTCGGCGAGGACTATCTGACCGTGGAAAAGAAGAACAAGAATCCTTTTAGCTTTCAGTCCAGTGCGAGATTGCTGTTCTCCTGTAACAGTATTCCGAAAAACTACGGTGACCGTTCCGAGGGTTTTTACCGCCGTTTGATTATTATTCGTTTCAATCATACGGTGTCCAAGGAAAAGCGTGACCCGGAACTGTTGGAGAAATTCCGCATGGAGGCTGACGGCATCTTACTCTTTGCCCTGGAGGGTCTGCGCCGTTTGATGAACAATCACTATGCTTTCTCTGAAACGCAGGTCAATGAAGAAGAACTGCAGCAGTACCGTGAGGAGTCCGATTCCGTGCTGTCCTTTGTCAAGGAATACTGCGAACTCGGAGTAACGCACTGTGCAGGCTCTACGGAGATGTTCAACGCATACAAGGCATACTGCGAAGAATGTGCTATGAGACCATACTCCCAGAAGAACTTTGTGCAGATGCTCACTGCGGCATTCCCCGAAGTCACCAGAGGCGTGGATACATTGGGCAAGCGTCGAATTCTCAAGGGTATCAAGTTGGGAGAGATTTTCGGTTAACCGCGTCCCGGCGGTGCTTTGCCAAATCATCGTCGGGACATACACATAACACGTTTGACACCAAATTCCTATCTCTTTATATATTTATCTTTTTTATATATCTGAAATTTCAAAAAAATTCAGAGCAAAATAGATTTTTCGTGTCATATGTGTAAGAACTGCTGTAAATTGGGAGGTTGATTTGACAGATGAAAGAGTCAGACATTGTAAGAGCGATAATGAAATATCTGAAGACCGTGCCCAGGTGCTTTGCCTGGAAAGAACACGGTGGAATGTACGGGACAGCAGGCATCCCTGATATTATTGCTTGTATTGATGGTGCATTTTACGCATTCGAGGTAAAAACGGAAGTTGGCAAACTGACTGCATTGCAGGAGACCACTATCCGCAAAATACTCGCTGCCGGAGGAACGGCTGTGGTGGTTCGTTCCGTGGACGAAGTCCGCAATGTCATAAACGGCAGAAGATAACAATCACTGAACAACGCAACATCGCTTCTATGCTCCGATGCCAAAATCCATTGCAGGAGGTATCGCATATGAGCGACATCACAAATTACGAAAATCTGGTGAATGCAATTATTCTCCAGGCGGTGAAAGACTACCGCATAGCAATGAAGTGTCTGAAAATCAATCCAAATAACAGAGACGCACTTGCCGATAAGGGCGAAGTGGAGAGGTTTTTACGTTCGCAGTGGTTTTCCGTGCTGACAAGCATTGACGGTGAAATGCTCATACGCTCCTTGTGTCAGGAGGTGGGTGTATGACAGCAAAGGAATACTTGGGACAGGTCAAGCACCTGGACACTCTTATCAACTGCCGCCTCCGTGAACTGGATTATTGGAGGGATTTATACCAAAGCGTATCCGGCAGCAATTTTGAAACCCATTATAATCCTAACCGCCCAACGGAGGCTCATTTTGTCAGATGCCTTGAGAAGATTGATGAAATTGAGCGTGAGATTGCAAATAAGGTCAGCTATTTGGTGGGACTGCGTGATGAAATCAACGCGGCTATCGATAAGTTGGAAAGCCGAGAGGAACAACTTCTTCTCCGCTACAGATACCTTGACAATTTCAGTTGGGAGGAGATTGGCAGAATGCTTTGTGTCTCCCTGCGAACCGTACACCGCATACACGGCTCGGCTCTTGCAAATTTTTCTGTTCCGAATTAAAAGTTGGCACGGTTTGGCACAGTATGGCACACTTGACCTGTGGTATACTTATAATACCGAAAAATACAACGAAAGCCATCACTGGAGTAATCCTGCGGTGGCTTTTGTCTTTCCCAAAGGAGAAGCAATGCCCACGAAACCCAAGCGTCCCTGTTCCCATCCCGGATGTCCCAGGCTGACTGACGGTCGGTTCTGTGAAGAACACGCCAGACAGGAGGCAAAACGCTACGAAAAATACGACCGCGATCCCGCTGTACGCAGACGATACGGCAGAGCGTGGAAACGAATCCGTGACCGGTATGCGGCGGCTCATCCGCTGTGTGAACTGTGCCAGAAGAATGGACTCTTGATCCCGACTGAGGAGATTCATCACAGGATTCCGCTTTCCGAAGGTGGGACACATAGTGAAGATAACCTCATCGCACTGTGCAAATCCTGTCACGCACGACTCCATGCCGAGCGTGGTGACCGATGGCAGAAAAATAAATGAGGTTTTGCACCAAATCGTAAGCAAAACCTCACCCGGTAGGGGGATCAAAATCTCTACGACTTTCATCCCGTGCAACGGGCGTGGGGTCGCGTGTGCAAATTCGCAAAAGTTTTCGGGGGAATAACCCTATGGAAAGTGAGGTGAGAAAAAATGGGACAGAGGGGTCCGAAACCCGGCTCCGGCGGCAGACCGAGAAAGCCGTTGTCCGACAAGATTCTGGACGGAAATCCCGGTAAACGACCGCTGACGGTCATTGAGTTCAAAGACAGCGCGGTCGATCTGGAAGGTCAGGTTATGCCGAAGCCTTCCGATTACCTTTCCGCAAAACAAAAGGACGGCTCGACACTCTGTGCCGCCGAGATTTATGAAAACGTGTGGCGTTGGCTTGCCGAACGAAAATGTGCCGCCATCGTCTCACCGCAGCTGATCGAACGGTATGCGATGGCAAGTGCCAGATGGATTCAGTGCGAAACGATCACCAGTGAACTTGGCTTTCTCGCCAAGCATCCGACCACGGGTGCGGCAATCCAGTCACCCTATGTGGCGATTGCGAACACTTACATGACGCAGGCGAACCGGCTGTGGTCAGAGATATTCCAGATTGTCAAGGAGAACTGCTCCGGCGAATACGGCGGTGAGAATCCACAG